AGCTCCTTTTTCAGTGCGGCATTTTCCTTTTTCAGCTTCGCGATTTCCTTGTTTTCCGCTGTTTCGGGCTGTTTTGCGCCCATGCCTACTGTTTTCGCCATACGCCTTTCCTCCTTACGCCTTATGGTGCAGATAAATCCCTGCAACCTTGTTTTCGTATACATCCGCCAAACCGTATGCTCTGTAGAAGAACAGCCAGCCGTCACTGTCCTGATTTGCATCGGGAGAGATCACCTTGTTGACCGTATGCTTGGGATACTGCAGCAGTGCAGGCTTATGAATAACCATGAAGTTAATGTCCTTGCCTGTGCTTGCCTTCACAAAGCCGCCGACCTTCTCATTCGCACCGCTTGTGCCGCTGTTGTCCGTCTTGCCGTCATACAGGTCAATTGCGGTATAGAAACGGGTCTGGGGCACCTTCTGCACAACTGCAAAGGAATTCAGCACCTCTTTGGATTTTGTGGTATCGACCGCGTAAATCATGTTGTAGAGGGTAGGCGTGATGAACAGGTGTCTGTTTTCCTGCGGTACCTCGTCCTCGTCCATTTTGTTCTGCGCCGCCACCAGAGCCGCCAGAACCGCCGCACCGTCCGCCAGTGTGCCTGCGGTTGCCTTGGAAATGCCTGTTGTGCCTGCGTAGGTCGCAAAGCGGAAGGCATCCATTTCGGGGACAACCTTCGTGCGGATAAATTCCGCCGCCAGCTTCCCGAAGGCAAGCCCTGCGGTTTCCTCGTTGTCCATGGCATCGACCGTAAATTTTCTGCCACGGTCATAATTGAATTTGACGGTTTCATTCGTCAGTGTCACATCCCCATGCACATAGCCGCCGTTGCGGTCATAATCCGCCAGACCGTCCATGCTGATTTTGGGAATCACGATTTCGTTTGTGTTCGCGCCCATCTGCACCAGTGTCATATCGCCGTCCAGTGCAGAGGTAACGGACGCATTCTGATAGACCTCGTCCAGCAGGTCAATGTATTTTTTGAAAAGTGTAATGCTGTTCGCCATGTTTTATTTCTCCTTTCGATTTTCCTTAGTCCTTCTTCGGGGATAAGCCCATTGCCGCTCTGACTGCCGCATCATCCACCCCGCCGCCTGCAAAGCCTGTCCCTCTGGAGAAGGCAGGCACTCTTGCAGGGTCTTTTGCGAAATATTCCTTGTCCTGCGTCAGAGCCGCCAGAATATCCTTGTCCCCCTTGCCCTTGTTTGCCTCATCCTGCAAAGCGGTTTTAAATTCGGCGTAGACTGCCTTTTCCGTCAGTGCATCCCGCCATTTCTGCTCCCCGACTACCGTCTTGAAGCGGTTGGAATACTCGGCTTCTTCTGCTTCTGCCTTGGCTTTCTTCTCCGCCTCGGCTTTCTCGTCCGCAATCCGCTGTTCCAGCTCCTCAAATTTCTTTTTGAAATCCTCGTTGCCCTCTGCGGATTTCTTCATATCTGCAATGGTGGTTTCGTATTCCTTGAGGGTGCCGTTGGTTTTCTCCAAGTCCGCCTTCACTGCTTCAAGCTCTCCCTTTGCCTTACCGATATCCGCTGTGTTGATGTCCAGTAAGCCCTTCAGCTGTTCCTCTGTGGCATCGGGGAAAATTTTCTTAATGTCCTCTCTTTTCATTCTTCGTTCTCCTTTCAGCTTTCAGTTTGTTCTCACGGTTCTTTCCGCACGCCTTGATAGTTTTTCGCCATTCCGGGCAAACAAAAAAGACCTGTTTTACGTCTGTGTCCAAAGACGAGATAGGATAGACCACCGTTCCTTTCTGATTTTTTGCATGAAAAAACCACCTTCCTTTCGGTTGGTGGTATTCATTCAAAATTCACTTTACTGCATATTTCTGTCAGAGATTTTCCTTTGAAAAACGGTGCGTGCATCAGTGCATCAATCGAATCAAAGCTCTGCTCCTTTTCTCCGTAGCATAAAGAAATATCAGAACGGGAGAACGGGCAAATCGAGCCATTCACGCCGAGATATTCAAAGGTAATATCCTGTGTCAGACTGTCAATCCAATCTCTTAAATCCTCACTTTTCATAAGATGTTCGCATTCTCCTTTCTCTCCTGCTCTGTCAGTTCTCTTGCCGGTCTGTCGACGATTTTCCCATCTTTCCGGATATTTCAGTATTTTGTAAATAATTTTGAAATTATCCATTGTTTTCCTCCTGTGCAGCACTCAGTACCACATGACCGTCTTTTCCTCCGGCACACTATCCTGCAACGCTAATTTTTCCAAACAGGCAACCGCATGACCGAGGTAAACAGGAAAATCCTTGTCATACTCAGAAAGTTTGCTGTCTACTATCTCTCCACTCTTAATATCAACAGAAACCGAGCCTAAAACACCGCTATTTTCGGGGTCATACTCTGCCGAAATGATACCGTTATTCATTTTTATATTTTTTAATTTTAGCATAGTATTCGCCTGCCTCTTTTGCGTAATTATACTTTCCGGATGCTTTGATGTGAGCCTCGTCCTGTGGCATTCCTTATTTTTGAGTTAAAGTATCTTCTAAATCCGCAAAAATGTCATACGCTATCAAAACGCCTACAAGGTCAGCATTTTCTGCCTCTATGCTTAGCATATATTCTTTATACTCATTCAAATCTTTAAATGCAGCAATCATTTTTTCGGAAACCTCTTTTTCCTTCATCCGGACGGCACCCATATAGGTCTTTGCACCCGTGAATGCTACAATATCACGCACAATACCGTCTGCGTCCTCCGTTTTTCCTTCAGACATCAGCAAACACCATTTTCCTAAGTCAGATTCCATCCACAGATTATCGATAAATACCTTTTTTTCTTTGTTCACAGAATCACTCCATTTCGCAATCCAGTACATATTTAAAATTATATGCACCCTCATTTTCTAAGCTTGCTTTTGTAATTTTCAACTTTGTATTCCGTCCAAATATTATTTCGCTTTCTTTATTGTTTGTTGATATATACGCATTCGTTCCACTTTTGACTTTTATTCGCAAAAAGACGTTCTTTCGGGACATCACATTTTTATCCAAAACACCGCTTGTGGATAAAAACCCTTTTTCTGTATATTCGTGCCCGAGCGTTATCATCCTCGCAGTATCTCTTACCTTGCCGAAGAACTCCTCACTGCTCATCTTCAATGTTGCAACAGGTGCTTTTGTGCCTGTGATAGATTCCAGAGCATCATCCTCAACGTATCTGTAGACCATTATATCACAATCCACTTTGTTTTTGTTAATTACACTCTGTAATGTTTCTGCGATATTCTGATATTCGGAATCCAATTCCTTCCCTTCTCTGATTGCCATATTTATTTTTCTGGCATTACTGGAATTGATATATCCACTAAAGTGGCTGCGCCCATAGATGATTCTACGTTCTTCTTTTGTAATGGAATGTTTTAACCCCTTAAAATCTTCCAGAGTTAGCTCTTTGTAAATTCTTGTTTCTTGGATTTCTTCCGCAAACGCATCCAACACACTGCCTTTCCCCACAGCAGCCCTCATCCCATCCGCCTTCAATCCCGTCTGTTCCAGAAAATCCTTCTGCCTTCTGTTCCATTCCGTTATCTTGGCGGATGCCTCGCTGCTGTCCAGTCCTGCCGCCTGCAGGGCGTTTTGTTCCCGTTTCCATCTGCGGATATTTCTTTCTATTTTTCGCTGCTCCTGCAACGCCTCGTATTCGGTCATTTTTACGCCGTTATACTCGTAATCCTTCGCCTGATACTCCTTCAGCAGTGCCTTATCGTAGGTGCGGCTCATCCCTTCAAACCATGGGCGAAAGCTATGTGAGCAGTTCCATCCGCCCAGTCCTGCGCCCGTCCCATAGCCTGTGGTTTTCACAAAATCGGGATATTTTTTGCTTTTTCCGCTCCTGCTATAGATGCCGCCCTGCCATTGTGCATGGGAAGGTCTTGCGCCTGCGTGAGCGGAAACCTCCACAAGATCTGCACCCATTTCGTCCGCTCTGGCATCCTGCAAGCGAAGCGCCGTCTGATTCACGCCCGTTACCACCGCCCGTCTGACTGCCACCTCTATGGTATCCGTCCGCCCTGTCGGGTATCGGATTGCACCCACGCCCTCGGCGGAAAGCTGCTTGATGGTGCTTCGGATGGCTGTGTTGTAATCCATGCCGCCTAGCGTAATCTGCATATAGGCACGGTCAAGTGCCTGTTCAAATTGGTGTGCGGCGGTGCGTGCCG